ATGCGGTCACGTTGAAGTTGCTGGTTGTGCTGGTGCTCGTTACGGATGCCCCGAGGTTCGCAAGCAGGCTGGTGTTGATGGAGAAGTTGTAAATGATCTGCTCGGCCGGCGGCGGCGGCATCACGCTGACTTCAAACGTGAGTTGCCCATTCGCCAGACTCGCAGGGGGGTTGTCAACCGGGTTGTAGGTGACTGTGCTTCCAGCAATCAATGCGCCCTGCTGGATGAGCGAGTTGATAAACCCATTCACGCTCTGCAAGATCGAATTGATGAGGCCGTTAGTGATGGGCTTGTCGGCAAAGGGGAGCGAACTGTACTGGATGCTCTGCTCCACAACGTCGAGGGTCCTGCGAACGGCGATAAACGTGGTCACTGCGCCGCTCGACGGGAAGCTCGATGCCCGGTTGCCCCATGTCCTGTAACCAGTTCCGAAGCCGTTGAATACCGTCATGATGCCGGCCGCATTCAGCGCGTTCGTGTCCGAAGTCGGATCGTAGGCGCTCATGTAGAGGCTGACATCAGGACCAAGAATCCCGTTGACGACAGTGTTCGACGGCGAGAACCAGAAGCCATTGGCGATGTCGTTGGCTGCCGTAGCGCCCGCTACCCAAGTGCTGTACGGCGTGTCAACGGTCCCGGTCAAGGTTGTGTAGCCGATGGCGCCCTGTGCGCTCACCACGATGCCGGTGGGGCTGATGGCGGTAGGCGTCTTCAACTGCCAAGGGAAGGTGAGTGCGAGCCGGTCGCTGGCTTGATTGAAGGCATTGCCGGCGGCGCCGCGGTTGGCGATGGCGGTTGCCACGGTCGTGTTCGGCGGCGCGTCGGTGAACGAGATGGCCCGTAGCTTCGTCGCCATGGCCAGCAGGTTGGCGCTGGTTGACGCATCGTAGAAGGTTGGGGTGATGAGCAGCTTGGCGAACAGGCCCATCGTCTGGAAGGTGGTCTGCAAGGCTTGGATGCCGGTATAGGTGCTTCCGGTCACGGTCCCGATGATGTCGGTGTAGGCAACCTTGGACGGGTCGCAGTAGGTGCCGGAAACCTGCAATGCCTGCGCCGAAGTGATTGCGCCGCCGCTCTTGGTGTAGAGCAGACCGTTCACATAGTCGATGGTGTAGTCTGTGCCCTCGACATAGGTCGTCGAACCGGCCTGGTTCTTGACCACGACGGTGGTAGGCGGTCCCGCAAAGGTCACGTTGAAGGTGGCGCCGGTGCCGCTGCCCGAGGTGCTGGCCTGAGCTACAGGGTTCGCCGGGACAGCCGAGTAGCTGCCCGCAGTGGATACCGTGGCCGTCAGGACTCCAAAGACGCCAAGGTTGAAGGTCGCCCCGGTGCCGAGTCCCGTTGAGCTTGCCTGCGTCAGTGCCGCGCTGTTCACGGTGAAACTGCCCGCGTTGACGATGTTGAAGGTGGCCACGCCCAGAGTGATAGCCAGTTCGGCGCCAACCAATCCACCGCCTGTTACTGGCTCAAGAGCGGGAGCCGTGGGGTTCGTGGAGTAGGAACCGGCCAGTGAAATGGACAGGACCGCAGTAATCGCGCCACCGGCCACAGTCACAGAAGCCTGGAAGCGTGTTCCGGTGCCAGTCGTGCCGGTCACGGTCTGAGTCCCGTTCGTGCCGCCGCTGCCGCCGGCCGCCACCGTTGCGCCGGTAACCTGAGTGGAGGTAACGGTGAGTTGAGGAGCAACCGAAGCGGTTCCGCCTGCCAGCGTAACGCTGTCGCCGGCTGCGTAGTTGTGCGATGTGGCGCCGCCGGGAGCATTCACCGCCAGCGATACCAGCTTCGTTGTTGCGACGGTCAGGACCGCGGGGACTGAGGACGTTCCGCCCGCCAGGGTGATCGTGTCGCCTGTTGCATAGCTGTGGCTTGCCGCGCCGCCCGCCTGCGCCACGGTGTCAACCGAAGCGGTAGAGAGTGGAGTGTTGGGCAAGCCTGGACCAATTAGGCCCATGTGGCCGAGTGTTACCGGCACACTGTTGGATGCGGGTCCTGTCAGGGGATTGATCGCAAAGGTGCTTTGATGCAGGAGAGGGTTGAACACGTCGATGACGATGACGGCACCCGCGCCCTGGAGTTGAATGTCCGCAAGGGCTTCAGGAATCGTGTATCCGGCAATCTGCTTGCCGAAGTTCGATCCCTGCGCGGCAGACTGGATGAGCGTCGGGACGTTGATTCCGGGGCCTGCTCCAGACGATGCAGACCACTGCGGAGCCGCGCCGATGAGGCCAATAACTGCCGAGTTGACCACCTGAATGGAGACGCCGTTGGTGTTGACCTCGGTTACCGTGATGCCATGGAAGAAAGCCATTTTCTCCGCTCCTTTGCCGCCAAACGTGAAAAGGCCGGGACGAATCCGGCTTATCAAGCCTTCTCCATCCCGGCCAGGTTGTTCCTGTACCGTCGATACAAAGTGTATCAGGTTGCTACTCCGATGGAACGATGATCTGATCTCCGCTCGGAGTAACGTTGAAAATCGCTTGCTGCAAGTTCGCCAGTGCGTAAGAGGGCAGCAACCGCGGGCGAATGGTGAGGACGTTGAACGTCAGGTCGTACAGCCAGACGCGCCCTTGTGGGTCCTGTTCCGAGAATCTTTCCTCGGTGAAGTAGGCGTGACGGCACCCGGTAGGCTGGAATCCGCCGAGAGCCGATTCGATCGCATCGATGAGCGCGTAAACCGATCCCGGCCCGCTAAGGTTCCACGCCGTCTTGCGCGCCTCGACATGGACCTTGAACTGGAGAGTGCGCTCCTGGACCATGCTCGACGTGGCCAGGGGTTTCGAGAGTCCCGTGTTGCTGTAGGAAATCAGGACAAAAGCAATCGCGGAACTTGCCCACCACGTATCCAAGTCAAAGGCTGGGTAGATGTAGACCGGAATCGCCAGCGATCCGGAAGCGAAGAACTCGACAAGTTGCGCCGCAATCTGGTTCTGAATCGAGTCCACGGTAAGGGACGCGGGGGGCGTGTTGGTCCTGCCGCCCCATGCCGTGGGGTCCATCTGTACCGGGAGCGCGCCATAGGTGGGGTCGCTCATTTAATCTCTTTGCTCCTGAATTACGGTAAAACTGTTCGCGACCGTTACTACTGACCAACTCGTCCACTGAAGCGTTTTAGACCATCTATCTGATCTTGCAAACTATCCCGCACACGTGCGCTGTCTATCTCGTAGTCGTGGTGATGGGACTCGATCATTTTCAAGGCACCGTCAATCCGGTTGTTCAGATACACATCAGCCTCGGTTTTCAGGATGCTGTTAACGCTTGCATCTCGCTGGTCGAGTTCGTCTTTGAATATCTGACCGGCGCGCTGTACCTGCTTCAGTTCCTGCCGAAGATTGGCGATGACAGGCAAGAGAACTTCCTGAATCTGGTACATGAAGAACGCAATCACCGCCTGTGCTTCAGGACGCTCCATATCCTCCACCGTGACGATGTGAGACTCTCCCGGTTGATCTTCGAATGTGGGTTTGGTTACGATTCCGATGTTCCACAGGTCCGCAATCAGCAGGTTGTATCCCTGATCTTTGGTCACATCGTTTGTCTCTAATAACTTGATCAATTCCGTCGTTTTCATATTGAAATTCCTCTCTTGGTTTAGGCGCCCCAGTACCGGTGATAAACCTACGCGTTCGCCTTGGCGCTCAGCTTCTCGGCTCTCGCGGCCGCTTCCTCTGCCAACTTCTGATGCTCAGCCGCTCCTTTGGGCAGGTTGTCACGGTAGGAGTTGGCAGCAGAACGGTAATGGTCATGAGCTTGCCCGTGAGCGGCGGCCGCTTCCAGATGCTTGGCTTTCTGCTCGACAGTTAGTTCGGGCGGTGTCTGCCCATCCTGAACGCCTCCCCAGCCGTAAGCCTTGCGCTGGTGCTCGTCTTTCATCTGCGAGTGGTGCAGGCTATGGGCAATGGCCAGGTGCATCTTCTCTTCGCTGGCGCCGGCGTCCCGCTTTGCCATTACCAGTCCGCGCGTCTGGCCGCATAGAACACAAGGGCAACCCACGCCGTGATTGTTGTAGGGGTTGGGGGTTGCCGACTTCGCCATTCCCATTCTGGAGTCTTCGTAGAACATTTGTCACCTCGAATGCGGCAACACAATTTCGATGCCGAAGTTCTGTTTGCTCTGACGTTGCGACGATGAGCCTGTGATTGTCAAGGTCCGATGCGTGATCCAGCACTCTTGCACCAGTCCGCCCAGGGTCAAGTCCGCCGTTGGCCCGACCGAGTCCTGTATGGCGCTCTCAACCGCATCCGCAAGGTTGTTAAGATTTGAGACATTGGTCTCATCTGGAACTTCGCCTTGAAGGGAAACAACTGAAATCGTGCAGAGTAGAGATACCCGCGCAGGCGCAAATAGAACGCTACGGTCATAGATTTCACCGGCCTCCATCATAAAGAATGCGGGGTACTGCTCCTCGGCCAAGTCGGTATCAGGAACCGGACGACGGCCGGCGTAGTTGAATGGGCTTGTCGGGGTCACAAGCGCCGCCTTCAACTGCGCGAAGAATGCCGAATATATGGCCTCACGTCCAATCGGATGTCCCATTACTCTCCCGACTCCTTGATTCCTTCATCGACTGCTTGCTTCAATCGCGCCTCAATCCATGCCCGGTTGGCGTCGAGCGCAGGACCCGCAAACGGGCGCGCCGGAATCGAGACGTGATGCACGAGAACGAAAAGCAAGTGGACGATGCCATCCATGACGCCGAACATGTAGACGTTGTTTCCCACGTTCGAAAAGAAGATCCGATCATAACCCGCGTCTGCCGCGTCCCGCGGTGCGAATCTTGCCACCCCTGCAGGCGTCAATGCGTCTTCCATCGGGATAGCCAGCATGTGGCCGTTGGTTGCGTCGATCTCTGCGCCGAACTCTTGAGCGGGACCGTACTTCAAGCCCTTGCCAGCCATCATGCCGCCGGTCAGGCCGTGTTCATCTTCCTCAACTGGCATTGCCGCCATAGATGCAGCGAGGTTTCCAGACCGTCTCTTGAGTCCTGATTCCTCGAAGTGTTGCTGGCCGTAGCTGGCCAGATGCTCGCCGATGTTTGCCAGTTGGCGGCGCGCGGCTGTTCTGATGGCGGGACCCATATGATCCAACCGTGCAGAGAGCCGCTTGCCGCCTTCTAGGGTGATTTCCATTAAGCTACAGCGGATCCGTTCAGCGATGTTGCGTACCATACGCCGTTATATGCAGTGAACGTGATCGACGTACCGGCCGCCGGAGTCGTACTCCCAAGCGTTCCCACGTGGACGGTGCCGTTGATCCCGTTGGCTGCCGTGGTGATTGTGTGCGCATACGCTGTGGTGGTCGTCACGGTCAACTCAGATCCATCCATGCCGCCCGCGGCCGCTGAACCTGCAACAGGCTGAGCGAGAGTGATAGCGGCAAGGCTACCTTTGGTGATGACTACAACTCCAGACCCAATCGTAATGGCACCATTGGCCGACAGGACCTGTACCGGCGATTGCACCCCCAAGGCTTGGATTCCTGAAGTGTTGAACCCGGGAGCGGTAGACGCATCGCCCGGCAGTCCGTTGTCCACCAGCGTGACGCTCTGCAACGTGGCCTGAACGCCGCCGTAGGCGTTGTAGGTTACGCCGGGCAGGTTGGATGCAATCTTGCCCTGATTCGAGCCGCCGGCCGTGCGGTACACGTCGTAGACTGCGCCGGGAATCGTATTCCAGTTGATCGAGTTGGATGCCGCCGCGCTCAGTGTTGCAGCGCCAGTGGTGATCGTCACGGAACCGGGAATCACGTCGCCGTTGACCTTCGCTACGACGACATAGGTGTACGTGATGGACGCGGGCGCCAGCGGTGTCGCAGTGACCACAGGAGGAGCAAGGGGTACCGCCTGAATAGCAGTCGTAAGAGCAGCGATGACATCGGACTGCTGGGCGGGATTGGGGAGCACTACGTTAACAGGCATTTTTTTGTTTCTCCTTTGAGGTTTCTGTTAGACGACACCCATGCCGTCGATGGGAAAGACTTCTTTGTGTGGGGTCAACAGCGCGATGGTGGACGGATGCGCGTCCTTCAGGAAGTAGTTGATGCGGTCAGGACCGACGCCGGATCCTGTATCGCCTACACGGGTCCTGTTCTTGAACAGCAGCGCCGATTGCTGCAAACAGGCCATTTGATAATCGTCAGGCACCATGCTTGCATTGCTTGGCAGGACCGGAATCGCGCCCTCGCACCGCCAGAAGATGCCATTGTCGTTCGTGAGGGAGTTGCGCGTCTGGAGCCATGTTCCCGGCGCCGTTGCGCCCGTCGTGCCGCCGTTGACGGACTCATAGTAGAATCCGCCTATCTGAATCTGCGCGTTGGCCAGGGTGACTGCGGCCGCCGTCCATCCCGGCAAGGTCAGGACCCCAAGCTGCCCCGGCGTCATAAACCCGCCAGAGTAGTTCAAAGTGATGTTCTGACGACCTTCCCAGAAGCACTCATCGCGTAGGTTAATAAACCAATTGTCCCATGACAGGTGAGATGCTGAGCCGTTCGTAGACGAGAGGATTACGTGTCCTGTTTCCCCGTAGAATCCTGCCAGTACGACAGATGAGACGTTCAGGACCGGATAGATCAGCGCACGCATTGAGCGCCGGCCATTCCCATTCCGGACCTCGGCAAACATTCCCACAGCCAGGGTGCGCGATACATAGCGATTGATGCCGTCCGATACCGCAGTGATGATCTTTGCCAGTGCTGAATCTGATGCGGTTGTTTGGCCCAAAGCGGGGCTTATGTAGTTCTTCAGGTCCGTCAATGTCGTCAAATCAACCGCATGAGGCATCTGATCACTCCACTGTGATGCGCGTGCTGGACTTCCCTGCAACCTTGACTTCGCCCGGTACTGGCAAGTTCAAATTTCTCGCGTTCGCGGCGATGGCGTCAAAGTCCTCTTGACTCACCGTCATGCTGACTGGAGAAATCTTGAAGCCGATAGCTTGCAACTTCTGGACACTCTCCTCTTGCACGGTCACGAACCCGGTATCGTCTGCTTGGTAGTTCCTGCCATCGACAGAAACCTGCGAATTTCCTTCAGGACACTGCAATCTGACCATTTCATTCCCTCCAAAAAATAAGGCAGGAGGCGTTTGGTTGCCGCCGCCTGCCTCATTGTAAATCCATCCGTAGGTTAGAACGTCTGGGTTCCCGTCGGCTGGTTGATGTTGGTCAGGATGGCGAAGGCCGGGGCGAAGTACAGGGCGAATGTCTCATCGACATACACGCCGTACTCATTGCGCCGGGTGCGCAGAGGCCAGGACACTTGCACATAGTCCTGACGGACACGCGCTTCGAGGATGTTGGCCACACCGCTCAGCGGGTACGGAGAGCGATCAGACCAGAAGAGGATCGTGCCCGGAGGCAGGTTGGGATGCGTTTCAATCGGCAGAGTGTTGCCGTAGATCTTGTTCTTGTAGGCGTTGACCGCGCGCCCGGCAACGATCTGAGATCCGCTGCCCGAGTCCGCCTCAAACACCATGCGGAGACTGTTATTGGTGCTGGCCGTGTTCAAGAACTGAGCGATGTTCGAGTTCAGGTCGGTGGAGCTGACCAGAATCCGGTCAAAGCCAATCTTGTACTGGTCGTAGGCAGCCTGGAAGACGGCATCGAACTCGACAATGCTGGTACCGGCAATCGTCAGGCCCGCATTGCCGCTGGCGCCTTGGAAGATCAGCGCGCCGGAGCCCGCATATCCGAGAGTACCGCTGGCCACAACGGGCAGGTTCGGGTTGGTTGCCATGGCGGTGCCAGGAGCGGAACCGGACACGGAGCCGTTGATCTGGCTGAGAATGCCATCGGGCAGCAGGGTGTTGGTCGAGTTGTCCTGATACGCGCCGTTGACCTGGAGAGCGGTGATCAGTTGATTGACAGTGGACGGGACCGAACTGAACTTCGCCTGGTTCGTGGTGGTGATGCCCTGGAGCCGGGTCGCGCCGCTTACGGTCCCGAAGTACCACGCGTAGGCTACGGCGTTGACCACGGGGGTAACGGTGGCGGTGATGATCTGGCCGGCCGTCGGGGGGATGGTGGCCTGCGCCGAAGGTTGAGCCGAACCGCCGCCAACCTGGGTGATGGTTCCTGTGGTGCTGGTCAGTGTGACCTGTCCGGGGATGCCGTTCGCCATACTGCCTGTGCGCCATCCCGCATGACTGAGGGCAACGCATACGACGTAGTAGGATACGTTCGACAGCGCCGAACCAGCGCCGGTAGCTTGCAGGGTGGGCGTGGGAGTGATACCCAGCGGGGTGGAGGCGTTGCCGCCGATGAGTGTCTGCTCCTCGCCAATCATGACGCCTTGGAGCGTGGCCTGAATCGTCACGCCCTGAGCATCGGGCTTGAGGTTGAGAGCAGCCAGACGGGCTTCCCAGGACACGGACCCTTCGAGGCCCATCGTCTTGTAGCTCGCCAACTGGTCCTGAACTGTGATGGCGGAAGCGGCCGCGCGTTCGCCCTCAGGCACGCCGATGGAGACGTTGTTGACGTTGATGCCGGTGACCCTCTTCCAACGGTGCGCCGTGCCGCCATCGGCAGGAACGCGGGGGAGGCTGGAAATCAGCGGAATCAACTGCTTAAACGGGTGCATTTCCTGAACGATGCGGCTCAGGTCGTACCACACCAACCCTGTGTTCTGGTCAACAGTGTCGGCCTTTGCGAGAGTGCCAACACGCTCGTCAATGGCCTGCTTGAAAGTGTCGCTTTGCAGGAACTTATCGAATTCATTCATCTCAGATTCTCCTATTGCCGAGTTGCTGACTACAAACTGGAACCGCTGTGAACTGCGCTGGACGGTCTAGTTTCCGCCCAGGTCAATCTTGAAGTTGGGGTCGTTGATCGACTTCGCAAACCCGCTGCCGGGGGTACACATCAGGCCGAAAGCGCGGGCAGTTGCCTGCTCAGAGCTGCGCTGATCGTTCGGGTCGGCATCAGATAGCGACTTGTTGATCATCCGATTGAAGTCAGCCTTTCCATCGCTGGCCGGGAAGACATCCCCGGTAGAGCTGGCAACGAACAGCTTCGGGCGGCGGCCGGCGGAGGGCTGATTCTCAATCACGGACATCTGGCCCTTGAGAAAGGCGTTGTCGGCAATCAGCGGGGCGGTAGCTTCGGCCACAGCGGCCTTGACCATCGTCGCAATCGCAGCCGCAGAATAAGGCGAATCGCCAGCGCCGCGGAAGGTGTTGCCCTCAACTTCGCCTTCGGTCATGCGCCGAGTGGAAAGCTCTTCGACATTCTCCGAATCAGGCTTCTCGCCCAAGTCGGTTTCCGCCTTCTCGCCATCCCATCCGGTCATGGCCTTGCCGAGTGCGGCGTGAGCAAGTTCGTGGTGGTCGGCAATGTCGTTCATGTGTCCCGAAAGCGCCGTGAGGTGCTTCTTGAACTCATCGCCGCCGTCGGCAGCCTTGCCCATGCACTTGTGAAGGGCTTCAATCTCATCGACCGCTTTACCGTGGGAGGACGACGCCTTCTTGACGTGGTCATCGGCCTTCTTGATAGCCGCTTTGCTTGCCGCCGTGAAGCGCTTCTGGAGGTCAGTATCCATGATGGTGCTCTCCTTTTTCTTGGTGCTGCCCGGCCAGTCGGTCGGCAGAAGGTGGGTAGCGTTCAGCGCTTTCGCGCGTGCAACGATGTGATCCTTGGCTTTCTCTGGGTCCGATGCGCGGCCATGTGCTTGGATTGCATTCTCAAGATCCTTCACGGTCTGGATGGGGAAAGAACCGTCCGGGAGCGCAACCCCCGTGCTGCCGAGGTGCTTGCGTTCCTTTTCGCTGAACTCCCGCTTCTCAAGGTCAACGCCGTCCGCAAACTTGGCGGTCAGAGTGGCCATCTCATCGGCGGTCAGTTCGTCGGACTCAACAGGACTCGGATTCGGGTCCTGTGCGGCTTTGGCAAGGTCAGGAAGGGCAATCTTCCCCATTCCGAGAATCGTCCGGAACGTGTCAAGCGCCTTTTCCATCAAAGTCTCGTTACTGGTTTGATTCTCCATCGACCCTCCAAAGGCGAGTCCCCCGGCAATCTTCACGATGTCAATGCGACAATCGGAGTTCGCCGGCCGGTCAACGAGGCTGATCTCTCGCAAGGAAAGCGCCTTGACCACATCGCCAACCTTCTCCAGTTTGGAACCGCCGATACTGAATCCCTTGTAGACGCCTTCCTTGCACAGCTTCCACGCAGCGGGATCAACGATCTTGGCTCCGATGTACAGCCCTTTGGCGTCAATGTGGGCCTCTTTGGTCACGCCAACGGCATTGTTGGTGTGCATGGTCCTGATGTTCGCCCACTTCATGTAGTCGGGGAGGGCGGCCTTGATGGCGTCCAGCGGAACAATCTC